AAGTCATTGCTTCGTAAAATGCCTTAAACTTATACATTTTATTTCTTTTCCTTAGTGCTAGGATTATTTTTTCTAGCCGCGGCTCTTGCAAGACTTCTAGCACGATTTTTGATTATATTGCCAAACTTATCCTTTGTTGGCTTTGTAGATCTTTTTACAGCATTATCGAATGGTGGGTTAAGATTGTTATCTTCATTCTTGCCTTGTGCAGAACGAAGTGCGTCTTGTGTAGGTGCACCTTTTGCACCCTTCTTACGCATAGTTTCGCCTCTAGCTCTTTTAGCTCTGATGTTTGCCCAAAGACCAGGACCTGCCTCAGCGACATTAGTTTCTTCTTTACCCATACTCTTTACTTTTTTACGAGTACCAACTCTGCTGGTGTCACCTCTTGAAAGCATACCGTGCGTATCAGTACCTGGGTCTTCTTTACCATGATATCCCTGAGCTTTACCTGGTGGAAGCTTCTTAATCTTACCACCTTTTGCTAAGAAAGCTTTCACTGCATCTGAATCTTGTTCTTTGACAACTGGAACCATACGAACTTTTTCTTTACCATTAGAATCCGTATATTTTTCGGGTTTAACGTCTGCAGACTTTGCTTCTTTAATTGCCATAATCATACCAGACATATCACCGATAGCAAATGATACTCCACCATCTTGTTTATACAAGTATTTCTTTACCGCAGTAGGATTATTTTTTGTTGCAAGAGTAATCTTTTCTACTCTACCCTTATTTACCATGTTCTTTGATTTAACAACATATTCAATGAAATCTTTACCAGCTTCTAATGAAGAGTTATGTTTGATTTTAATAGTAGAACCCTTCTTTAGCTTATCAAAGATTTTGACTAGCTTAGGGTCATTACGTTTGATACCACCAGTCATACTCTCTTCTAGCTCGACTTCTTCTTTGGTTGCCATCATCTTGTCGTGATTAGCAATTGCATATTTGTCTGCATCTTCTTTATTGTCAAACTCTTTTGCGACACTACCATCTGCATTGTATACACAGAACTTGTCGCCCTTTTTCTTGACATGCTTTGTAGGATCCATTTTCTCATCAAGTTCGACTTCTTCTCTCTTCATACGTTTTTTGAACTTGTAATCTTTAACTACCTTACGAATTTCATTTGTATTAGTAGTTCTTCTGTTTGCAAACATACCAACAATGGCATCCATAGATTTACCAGCATCAACTGCTTTATGAATCTTATTGACATTTAGTTTCTCATCAAGCTCAGATGCTTGTTCTCTTAATTCAAAAAACGTTTTCATTTTATCCTTTTACCTTTGCTGCCAGATCTTTGTCTGCCTTGCCCCATGTTCCAGAAGATTTAGTTACGAATGAGTTGACACGTGCCATAGCCCATTGTTGTGGTGTAGTCCCTGGTCTATGCCCAGTTTTCCATGCTGCCATACCACGATTATAAACTTTACGAAGAATACCAATAGGCATACCAGACTTCTCAGCCTTTGCCGCTAGACCCTTCTTTTCTTCTTCTGAGAGATATTGTGAAAACTTAATCATTTGGTTTCCCTATTTTTCTTTCTAGTGTCATTAGTTCTAGCTCTGTCCATCATTCGGTCATGCTTGATCTGATCTGCTTTTTTTTCTCTATCAATTCTCTTCTTCGCTAAGTCAGCCATTTGGTCTTCACCAAACATCTGCTTGAACTTTAGTGTATGCTTGCTTGGCTTTGTTTTTGCTTGAGCGTCACCTGGTGCTGGTTTATAAGCACTCTTTTGGTCATCTGGCTTAGGAGTGTTTTTATTGAAATGAGCTTTTCTTTTTGCTGAAGTTGACTTAGATAAGCCTTTGTAATATACATCTTCGAATCTGTCCACTTTTACCTCTTCATATACTTTAGGCTCTTCAAGTGGCTCAACAGCATCAATCCATTTGCGATATTGTTGATTACTTGAACCTTCTACGATAACATAGTTTGAGCCTAGGCGCTTGACTGTTACAATTTCGCCTGTCTCTTTCATGATAACCTTATCACCTTCTCTGAAAAGCTTACCATCTATATATGATTCGCGTAGGTCAGATACAGGTTCTAGTTGTACATGATTTTTAAATTCTTTTTGTTCTTTCAGTCCCATACCTTTACGAACAGCATTGAAGATTTTCTTAGCATCACTGTTACTTACTGCTCTAGGTAATCCTTGACTAAATGTAGTGAAATCATTATTCTTAGCATTATCTCTTTGCTTAGATGCAGACATACCTTCAACGCCTTCGGCATCTGGGTCTCTTTGACCTGCAGAGATAACAGAAATTTTTCTGAAGTTATAGAATCCGTGTCTGCCCTTCTTACCGTTATATTTGTTCAAAAGAACTTCAAACTCTTGAACACGGTCAGAACCAACAACCATTGCAATATTAGCATAGTTTTCATTATATAAAATGTTCATGATATCGAAAACTGTTTTTACTTTTTTATTTAACATGATTTTTCTACCATGTTTAGGAAACATTTTTCTTGCTATTTTAATTTTATCTGCATACTCAAGTGGGTTCTTGTCAGCATCTTTAGTTTGTGAAAGATAGACACGATAAGGAAACTTGCTACCTGCTTGAGATGATAACTTATCAAGTAATTTTTCATGTCCCATAGTAGGAGGGTTCATTCTACCAAAAGTAAAATAAATTGTCTGTTCTTCTTCTACTAGGAACTTACTAAAAGAATTAACCATTAACCTTTTTTCCGATCAACTTCTTTTTTACGCACATCTTTATACATTCTTCTAGCCAACATAGAAAGTCTTTTCTTGACATTTGGCTTATCTAGACGCTTTTCAATTTCATTTCTGCGGGCAAAAGATAGTTCGCTTTTTGGAATACCCTTGGTTAATTTCTTTAGAATTATATTTCTGGCTGCCTTGTTAGCTCTTCTCTTGAGAACATCAGGCTTTGCCATACGCTTTTTGGCGCGGTCGCGACCGAGCTTAATCTTTGACTTATATCTTCTGAATGACCTAGACTTCGCAAGTCTCTGGCGCATGTCTAAAGCTTCATCAGTAGATTCGTTTCTTAATCGTGGTTCTCTGCGATTGTCGGATGGGTCTTCATTTCTAAGATTACTTGGGTCATTGTTCATAGGATTATTATCTTTATGTCCTACGTCCATGCCCTTCACCGCTTTGTTACCCATAATTCTACGAGCTTTGTTTCTGGAAGAACGTCTAGCAATCTGTTCTGGAGTACCTTGATAGGTTGCATACTCTTTCTTGTAGTCTCGTTCATATTCTGGAGCAGAAGCTGTGGCTTCGTACATATGTTTCTTACGTTTCATTGCACGATAATTTGTAAGCTCATCTTCACCTGGACGATACTGTGTAACATGCAGATCATCGAATGAGAGTGGCTTTTTTTCTGATGGATTTTTTCTATCCATCTCTAATATATCTTTAAAACGAAGCAATCTTGCCATCGTTAATCCTTCCGAGGTTTATTCCATTACCGAGTTGGACTATCCCAACCCTTTAAAATATTAGGTGAAAAGTTGGCATATGAGAATTCCATACGGTCAACAATTTTCACAGCATCACCACCAAGTTTATCTATAGCAACAAAGCCTTCTTGCCCTGTTGTTCGATACCCTCTTGTCGTTTTTAAGAAAGTATCGACACTGCTTAATCTATTAAGTATATTTATAAGTTTTAACTTTGCTAACACAATCATTTTTTGCAAGTCAAACATGCTTTTAAGTGATGCTTTATTTGTTGATGAAAAGAAAGTAAGTATGTCATCCAGCTTCTTTTGTTGAACGCCTTTACCCTTAGCTGTCTTTCTTTTGTCTATTTCTTTTTTATATTTCAAATTAATATGACTGATAAGCTTATTCACATGTGCCCGTGTATCGCCAATAACTTGACCTTTTCTGACATAAGTATTATTGAATGTCTCAATCATTTTTGCGAGGTCTTGATTTGCTTCTAGTTGACGAAGCGTTGTTCCACTAATTCTGTTAAAAATTCTACCAGCTTCACTCAACATAGAGTTTACTTCAGCGGTATCTTCTTTAGACATCGTGTACTTTGTTAAGTCTCTCAACATCGCATCTTGAGACCAAACGTTTCTTGAATTTTTGAACCTGCTAACATCAACACCATATGATGCTTTCATAGATTCAAATGACGAGCCTTTATACGTTGTGTGCCAGACGATTCCAATTTTTGCTGACGTAATTTGCCTGGCCATGTCCGTGCCAGACGGTACTGCATATACGATTGTATTGGGGTGGAATGTAATATAGTCTTTACCTTTGATTTTAGTCTTCTTAAGATCGGCTTGAGTATAGAGCAGGTCACCTTGTATTACTCCTTTTATACCAAGTTCAGGTAGATACTGTAAAGCAAGTTTAAGTTTAGTAGAAAGGTCCCCAGTAGTATCAGCATCAATATCAGCATCATTCTTGTATACTTTGGGAGATTTGTTAAAGATCCCCTTTTTCGCCACGAAGAATCTGCCATCATTAGGGTCAATGCCAGCAAAAACAGCAGGAGCACCGTCCCACTTAACAGATACGTTACCATCATGTTCACCTCCTAACATATCTCGCAATTCTCTTAAAGCAAAAATTGCTTCGCGTGTACCGTTAACACCACCATAGAGAACTTTATCCTCAATGTGTGTCATATGAGTGTTCTTTTGTTCTGTGATAAAAGAACTAAAGTTATCCATCAATTGTCTCCGAACTTTAACTTATCATACACTATTTATACAAAAAAACAAATAAAAAAAGACGGCAATCGCCGCCCTTTTCAGATTACTTCTTACGTCCTAAATACCTAGGTACGTCTGCTTCTTTTTTAGCCAGCCATTTTTTATACCAAGCTCGAATTTTACCTATCAAATGACGCATCTACCTCATCCCAAGCATTTTTATATTCTTCTTTTTTAGGCTTACGAGGACGAGGTTTATTTCGTTCACGTGGGTCATAGTGTTCATACCCACGAATACCATTTTCTTTTGCCCATTGAGCAATCATTTCAGGTTTATGTGCCTTCATGACATTTCCTTATATTTTTTAATCAATTTATTACAATCGTCCATATTATCTATCATCTGGACTTTTACGGCACGTAGACGCTCAAGGCGTTTACGTTCTGCCTTTCTCAGTTTCACATTTTTATCTAATGTTTCAATCTGAAAATCAATAGCGTCTAGACCAAGGGTCATGGCCTTAACATCGCGTTCAACGCTTCTTCCTAACATATTATCCTCCAAATGCAATTGTTATACCATTTATAACGTAATTGCCTACGATCAAAAGACCGTAGGCTCCAACAATTATCGACATTACGACACCTCTGCAAACTCTAGAGCAGACTTTAGGGCATCGCGCTTGCGAACTTGATTTCCACCAAACCATGATGAATACAAACGATTATCTGCATTACGACCTTGAACGTGGTCAGTAACATAAGTTACAGAGTTAAACGCTTGCCACCAAGAACCTTCGCCATACTCAGCACCAGGCTGTGTTTCAAGAACAGAATGAGCCAACTTAGCGTTACGTGACAAAGTATCTATAGAAAGAGCTTTACCCTTCACACGCCTGTCTGCAGTACGAGGAAAGACTTGGTTCAAATAGTCGATATATGCATCTGGAGTAAAACGCTTACCTGAAAGAAACTGAGCCATTTCTTTATAAGTGGTCATTTTCTCTGAAGCAATACCAAGAGCAGACTTTACAGTAGAAGGGTCAAACGCAACACGGTGTCCCATTCGTACGGAATTATCGTTCTTGCTACCGAGTGATAGTGAAAGTGTATTGTTACACACCACGCGAATAGGAGTAAAACGAACATCAATTGCTTTACCATACTGATGTGGATTTGAGAACAACAAGTAAGAATCGATACGGTCACTACCAAGAATATCAAATGATTCTTTGACTTTAGCTAAAGCCCAAACCATTTTGCCTTCTTTGAGTGAACCAGCAGTTTGCATTTCCATATCACCCTTCATGACAAACTCATGAAAGAATTCGAATGCTTGTTCATTCTGGACAGGATTCCAGTTCTCACCAACATTTGTTAAGATTGCACCGTCAGTAGACCGCACTAGCGACTTCTGACCTGTAGACATCTTCTTACCTTTGAATTCGATAAAAGATTCTACTTCTTCTACTGACCAATCTACGCCAGCTTTTTGCATCATTTGAGCTGGTGTCAGATCATTCGATACGGGCGTTCCGAGTCCATGCCATGGTGTTTCTCCAGCATACGCCATTGTTTCTACTTCATGCGACATAATATAAATCCTTTTCACTGTCGTTTTTCATTTTATAATAATATTATAGCAGGCTTTTCACACATTGTCAACAACTATTTTCATTTAATTTGAAAAAAAGTCATCTAGTCCACCCTTTTCTGGTATATACCAGGTCATTTGATCTGCATAAGATCTTCTACCTAAAGACTTTCGGAAGCTACGTACAGCACCTTTTACCATTTCTGGATATTCACCAAGGTATGTACCAGCTTCTAAATCACCCTTTGTGATAAGATGTTTATGCGGATGATCAATAGCATTCCAATTATGTAGAATGAACTTAGCCATCTGGTCAAATTCATCATCTTGAATTAACGGCTTGTCTTCTACATAATATGCATATGCACACATCAGATATCTGGCAATTGGGTTCTTCAATTAAACAACCTCATCAGTTTCTCCCAAAGGGTTGGTGAGTGTATTCTCGATTTGCTTGATGTGCTTGCATTTACGATATGCAATGCAATTACACGAGAATCCACTGTCAAGTATTTCCACTTCATATTTATCACCTTTACTGCCTAAAACGGGCCATCTAATTCCTTGAAGATGATGACCCTTCGTATTTATCAAATCTGACTTATGAGTTATCATTCTTGGATAAGACCGCGACCATCAAAACATGTGGTCATGA